TAGATTTGTTCTAGCGTTTGCTGCAGTAGTAGCACCTGTGCCACCATTGTTTATTGCTACAGTACCATCCACATTAGTTGCATTACCTGTAACAGTTCCAGTTACATTACCTGTGAGGTTTCCTGTGACATTTCCAACCAGAGTTGCAGTAATAGTTCCTGCAGAAAAATTACCACTACTTCTTGTGACAACAGTGTTACCTGTAGTATCAGAACTACTTGAATTTAAACCATCGAGTAAATCTGCATCTAAACCAGAACTAGCACCATCAACAGTTTTAATTTTTGTTAAAACATCTGCTGCTGTATAAGATGTAGTATCTAATTTAAGTCCAACCTCAGTGTTTAGATTGGTAAAGTTAGCATCTGCCTCTGCAATCGTAAGCGGACTGCCTTTAACTGATCGTAATACGATTACTGCCATTATCGTTCCTTATTAATAAGAGTAATAAGCAATTGCTTAATCTCTGATAAATCTGATTCAATCTGTTCAATCTTATCAGAATTTTGTTTAATTTGTTGCTTCATATTTTTAGAAGAAGTTTTTCTAGCAAGATAGTTTTGATAGTCTGTTGTATTAGTATTTATTACTGCACCACTGGATAAATCTCTAACCAGACTATCACTATCTTGTATTTTAACAAATTCCATTATGCGCAGGCAATTACACGAAGATCTTTAATTCTTGGAACTTCAGAACTATTATCTGACTTCATAACTATCTTTAACTTAACAGCATCAAACGCTTCCATATCTGCTTCGGAAAAACTAGCATCAACAAATCGTTCTGTTCCATTGCTAAAGTTAACGATAGGTTCATCAACTGTCATTAAAGTATATGGCACAGAGTCAAAAGACGCAGTAGACCCAACAACTGCAGTTTTGTAATAAACTTCAACTGATGCTTCTGCTGGTAAATTAACAGCAAAACGAACTCTTAGATAATTAGAAGGATTTGCCAAATTAACAGTCTTGGTTACATATTTGCTATAACTTGAAGACTCAATTGGAGCAATCTCATCAACAAATCTTTCACGCTGAGTTAAAGTAGCATTACCAGTAATTGCATCTGGTGCTGCAGAGAAAGTAATAGAACTGCCATCAGAAGCAACCGCAGTAATTAAACGAGTGCTTGATCCAGAAGATGCTCCAGCAATTGTCAAATACTTACCAACAGTTGCTGTTTTAAATTGTGCATTTCTAGTAGAAGTAGTAATCTGATTTCCTGCAACAGTTACACCAGTAGCACTTGATAAAATAACATTATTATCTAAACCAGCCACATTCATATTAGTTTCAGTTGGTTCATTAATTTTGTTACTAATAACAATCATACTTGTACGATGTGTATCAAGAATTGGTGATAGTGCATTATTTGTACTGCTAAATGTAACATTCATAGTTACAGATTTATTTCCACTTAAAGAATTAGTCTCATTAACTTCAGAAGCGACCATTCTTGGAGCAGTAAAATAATTAGTCTCGTTTGCAAGAATTCCACTAAAGGATGCGTCTTGCACATATGGTGTTTGTGTAGTTGAATCTACAGATTTACCAGTAGTGGTTTTAATTCCAAAATCTACTGAAGTTTCAGAGAATGTCTGGATTTGAACCGCTGGTTGAACAGCATCATATTGTAGATTTCTTGTGCCCTTAACAGCAGAACCACCACTATAACCAGAAGCAGTTGCAGCAGTAGTAGCCACAGTAACAACATAAGAGTCTAAATCTACATCACTAATAACATGTGTTGTGTTTAATTCTGCAGCTGGAATACCATTTACTGCTGCACCAACACCACTAATTGTTACACGAGATCCAGATGGCATACCATGATTGTCATGCCAAACACGAACTTTTGTTTGACCATTTCTTGTTTCAAATGGATCTGTTCCTAAAGTTTGAAGAGGAATTAAATCATTTACATATTCAACATTAGCCTGAACACTAGTATCAAATTTAGCACGATATAAAACAAATTTTAAATCCTGTGTTTGATCAGCAGTCCAAGTAGAAGCATTTTGTGATTTAAATAAAGAACCAAGATATGGTTGCTCAGAAATAGTACGAGCAGTTCCTGGCATTTGTTCACCAACTTGAGAAATCCAGACTTTATACGCATTTGAATCTGATGCTAAGACGATACAGTATTCTGTATTTTCTTGTACATAAACTGGAGACGGGAATGTGAATGTTGTTGCAGTATCCCACTTATTAACAGAAACACTATCAAGAGTTACAGTGCTTCCAGATAAATTTACTTGTTCTGGTTTTAATGTAACACGACTAAATGGTAGAACACGCTTTCCAGGATATCCATTTACAACTTCACGAATTTCCAACATAACTGGAATTTTTTCATCTTTAGTTGCAAAGAATACATCCACTTTAGATAAGAAACATCCACCTTTTTGTTCAATTAAGAATGTTTGAGCAAGAGGATCCCACCAGCCAGTATCAGCAACAATACGATCTGCAGTTTGAACAATAACTCTATTTTCTGAAACTTGTTCTTCTACTAACTCTGCGTTGCGAACGGAGTGAACTGTTTGTTGACGAGTTTCTAAAATACCTTCAGCACGATAGTTTGCACGACCACGAGAAGTAAAATCACCATCAGCTGTTGACACATCAACAAGTTTAAATTCACGAGTACCACAACGGAATCTTAATGCGTCTGTATTTGGGATATTAAATAATAATTGTATATCACCATTAAAGTTACTAACTAAATTACCACCAAGAGAACCGATTGTTACAGTTCCAACAGTACCAGTCGCTGATGAAACAGAACCAGTGATTGTTTCAGTAGAAGTAAATGTTCCAACGATATTAACAACATATAATGCGTATGCATTAGTATCTGGATTAAATTCTTTGCCAACTACAACTGCAGTAGCACCTGATGAGCCACCTGTAATAACATCGCCACGATTTAAACAAACTTGCGAGTCACCATTAATACGACGAGCAGAACCAGATGCAAGACCACCCACATTTGTATCGGTATTAAATGCACCAGTACCTGGAGTGTATGTTATCTTAGATGCAGGAGTACAGTAAGAAGCAATACTAATATTGTCAAAGAATGGATAGAAACGAGTACCTGGTTTTAATTTCTGTACTTGAATTAAAACATTTCTAGATCTAATGTAAGGAATTGCAGCAGTTGAAAGAACACGATCTCCAACTACTTGTCTATCAATTTTTGTGACTAATGATGTTTTAACACCAGTTCTTGATTGCCCAACTTGTGTTGCTGTAGATTCTACAGTAATCTGACGAGCATTACCCCAATCAGTAATACCAAATCTAGCTTGAACTTCTGCTTGTGATAAACGAACATCACCAAAACCAGATGCCCAATTAGATCCAAATGTAAATTGAGTACGACCAGTATTTACACTTGTACCAGACCAACTATTTTGCCATGCATTCCATACAGTGCCAAGAACACCTCGTCTTTCAGCAATATTTTTAATTGTGCTATAATTACCTTCAACATCAATAACTAAATCTGGGCGACGATCGACTTCAAACCAGTCATCAGATGATGGGTTAATTTTAACATCACCTAAGAAAGTAAATACTGCAAATGGATTAATGTTTTCTAAACGAGAAGCATATGGTTGTGTTATAAGAGCCACATGTTCTACAAGAGGTAAAGTAATAACATCACCGTATAACTTATAGTTACTTGACGAACGAGATGCGTCACTAGAATTCTTTTCTAGTAAATTAACATTATTCATTGAGTAGAATGGACGAAGTTCTGCTCTTTCCATATCAATAGAGCAAATATAGTCTGGTGAAAGGCTATCACCAGTATTATGTCCTGTAAATCCATCTACAATAAATCCATTTTTAAATCTAGAGTCACCATTAGAATCAATAATATCAAGAGATTCAGTTTGTTGTTCTAGTAAAGATAGCGATGTGTAGTATTCTAGATTGTCAATACGCTTTTCAAGTTTTCCAATATCACGCATTGTATATCGTTTATTGTCAATGCGACCAACTTGAATATTATTACTATTTGTACCAAAAGTATATGGCTCAAGAGTTAAGTTATATAAAACTAAACCGAGTG